ATCTCGTATAGAGGGAATTGCTGCTTCAATGGCTAGTGTTATTGCACTTGCTGCTGATGAGGTAATTATGAGTGAAAACTCACTTTATATGATACATAATGTATGGGGAGGAGAAGTGGGAGATTCAGGTGACTTACGCAAAGCTGCTGACCTCATGGATAAAATGGGAGATAGGCTTATTTCTATATATATGTCAAAAACTGGAAAATCAGAAGAACAAATCCGAGCTTGGATGGATGAGGAAACTTGGTTTAATAGTGCTGAGGCTGTTGATGCTGGGTTTGTAAATTCTATTGAAGAGCCTTTATTAATGGCAGCTAGATTTGACATTAACAAGTACGATTACAAGAATAAAACTCTTGTAAACAATTTATTTAATAACATTAAAAAAGAAAATCAAATGGAAAAAGAATTTGAAAATTTGAAAACTTTTATCTCTGAGCTTTTTAATAAAAAAGATGAGGTGAAAGAAGTGAAAATTCTTGACAATGATGAGGTTGTTGAAAAAATGAACGCTTTAGAAGAGTCTATTGAAGAGTCTAATAAAGCTATCGTTGAATTAAACGGCACTATCGCTGACAAGGATGGATACATTGCAACTTTAACTGAGGAGCTTGAAAACTACAAAGTAAAAGAAGCTAAAAAGGAGGGAACTCCAAGTGATGTAATTCCTAGTAAAGACCCTAACCCAACTCCAGAGGCTAAATCTGAGAATCCTTGGGATGTTTATGCTAACGCAATTTCATCAGATAACAAAGTATATTTTAAAAACTAACAAAAAAATAAAAGAAAATGGCAAATGTAATTAATACAAGTTTAACATGGTCACAAGAGGATGCTAGAAAGTATTTCTTAGCACCATTGTTTTACGAAAATGACCATCTGAAAGGGATGGATGTTATTTCTGATGTTTCTGGAGCTTCAATCTTACTAGATAGATATACTTCTGTAAAAGACATCACGAAATCAATGACTTCAGTATGTTTTTCTGCTGACGGAACTCGTTCAACTAACTCAAACATAACTTTAACATTATGTAGATTAGAAGTTGAGCACGCACAACAAGCTCACGCTTTATTCTCTCATATCAAATCTTCACTACTTAAAAAAGGAGTTAACAGAGCTGATATGACTGGAACTATCTTCATGGAAATCGTTTCTGAAATTATCATGCAAGGGATTAAGAGAGATTTCTCTACTATATTATGGTGGGGTGATACTGATAATGGTGCATCTGAATCAACTCAATTACTTTGTAATGGAGTTTGGAAATATTTAGATGGACATGTAGGTTCTGCTTTACCAGCTTCACAGGTAACAGTATTTAATACTGACATGATTACTACTTTAGAGGACATGTTAGCTGCTCGTTCAACTGAGTTAGCAACTGCTGAAAACCAAATGATATACTGTTCAAGAGCTTTTGCTGAGGCTTACGCAAAAGACTTGAGAGCTTCTAATGGTGCTCACACTGCTGCTTATGCTGATTTACAAAACGGAGTTGGTTCATTAAGATTCAATGGAGTGCCTTTAGTAGTTGTAAATTCATGGGATGTTGATATTGCAACTTACGGTGCTGCTTTAGCTAATATGGCAAATGGACTTGCTCCTAACGCTGTAGCTGATACTAAATGTGCTATCTGGACTATGGAAAACAACATTACTGTTGGAACTGATTTCCAAGCACAAGATGTTGATATGTGGTACAACAGAGATTGTAAAGAGAACAGATTTAGAATGTTATACTCAATGGGTGTTGCTGTAAAAGAGCCAGGAATGGTTGTAACAATGACTCAAGACTAATTATTAACCAATAAAAATATATAAAAAATGGCAATTACACAAGGACACGCAATTATATGTTGCGACAGAAACCGAAGAGGTGGAATTAAGCGTATCTGGTTAATGGAACAAGATAATTTAGATACTTCTACTAATGCAGTTACTTATGCTGCATCTGGAGAAATTATCATATTTGACTCTGGAACAACAGTAGCTAATAATGATGGCTGGTTTGAATTTGAATTTGACAGAGGAACTGCTGGTTTCACTGCAAATGCAACTAGAGAGAACGGCTCAACATTAGTAAATGTAGAACTAGAGTTTTATGTTCCAAAAATTACAGAAGAAATTAACGCTAGACTTAGAGAATTAACTGAGTCTTGTGGTGTTTTCGCATTAGTTGAATCTTTCGCTGATGACTGTGATGCAGATGACCCAGAAACTTATTTCTTCATCTTAGGATACGACAAAGTATTTGAAGATAAGGCATATTTAGAATTTGCTTCAGGAGAGCAAACTACAGGTGTTGCACTTCAGGACGCAAATGGTACGGCTGTTAAATTAGCTGGAGTTCATGCTGAATACCCAAGAGAAGCTACTGTAGCAGTTAAAAATACTGCTGGTGCTCCTGGTTCAGGTACTGTAGGTAGTATAGACATGTATCAACCAACTGTAGGTACAACATTAATGTGGATAACGGCTGAAATATAGTCTATCTACACTTGTTAACAACAAATTATAATAAAAAGGGGTTGACACTCAATCCTTTTTTATTATATTTGTAAAAAATTTTAATTATGTCAAATTATAAATTAGATGTAAGTTGGTTTGCTTCTCATGATAGTGATAAGGTGACTTTGAGTGGTAGAAATACTTTTACTGTTACGGCTACAGGTAACTATAGCCAAAAAGTTTTAAGTAAATTACACTCAATAGGAAAACCTTATGTTATAATTGAGGGAGAGGAGGTTGTTGAAACTCCTAAACCAAAACCAGTTAAAAAATCTAAAAAGAAAAAAATTAAAGTAGATGAGCCAACAGAAGAAAGTCCAACCGAAGAAGAAGCAGTCAATACAGAGTCAGACTTATCAGAAGAAGGCGAGTCCTAAGATTCTAGGTTATTCTTTCTCAAAGGATGTTTCTGCTGAACCGCCAAAAGAACCAAATTCATTAACTACAATAAGAGATGAGTGGATTCCTTTTGGTAATAATAATCTATTCCCACAAGAGTTATCTGAACTTTCAAGAAGTGCCTCTACACATAGGGCAATTTTAAGCACAAAAACAACTTTTAGTATTGGTGAGGGATTAAGAACTAATGACGAAAGTTTAGCAGAATATTTAGAAGATGTTAATTCTTTTGGAGAGTCAATGGATAGTGTATCAAGAAAGGTTTTAGCAGATTTTTGGAAGCTTGGTAATGGATACATGGAGGTTGTTGTAGGTCAAGGTTATTTGAATTTCTTTCATCAAGACGGAACTACTGCTCGTATTCACAAAAAAGGAGGGCATATTCTTTTACACCCAGACTGGGAGAACGCAAGAAAATTGCCAGACCTCATGAGGAAAGTTCCTATTTATCCTAATTTTAAAAAAGAGGATAATGGTTCTGTTTATAGAACTATGATTCATTTTTCTGATTACGAAAGTACATATTATTATTATGGCATGCCAGATTATGTTGCGGCTTTAGACCATATTCGTATAGCAAATCAGATAGGTGTTTATAATCTAACTCGTTTTAAAAATGGGTTTATGCCAAGTGCAATTATAGAGTTAAATGCAGATATGGGTGAAGATGAGGCACAAGACTTTATAGATGATGCTGTAGATAAATTAACTGGTGCTGGCGATAATTCAAAAATATTGTTCATTGCTAAAAATGGTGATGGTGATGCAACAAATGTTAATATTATTAATGATGAAAGTGATGGTTCTTTTATGGAGCTACAAAAAATTACAAATGATAATATAATTTCTGCACACAGGTGGAATCCAGCTTTATCTGGAATACAGGTTGCAGGACAATTAGGAAACAATCAACAAATACTTACTGCTTATGATATAGCAATGAGTACAGTTATTAAAGAACCTCAACAGATGTTCTTAAATATAGTTAAAAAAATATTAAAATTAGAAAGAGGATATGATGTTAGTGATTTACATTTTTATTCAAAGCCTCCTGTTAGTTTGTTAGGGGCGATAAATCCAACAGATTATATTTCTATAGAAGAAGGTAGAAAAATATTTCACTTACCTGAATTAAGTGAAGAACAATTAGAGAAATTAAAAGAAGAAAAATCTTCTGCAAAACAAGAGGTAAGTAGAGAGGGAGTGTCAACAGAATCAACCGATAAAAAAGAAGAAGATGGCGTTAATAACTAATACAGAAGTAATATCAAGAGCAATGACAAATGCAAATTTTGATACGCATTTAGTAAAAGATACTTTTATTGAAATTGCAGAGCTTAATCATGTTAAGCCTTTTTTAGGAGAGGATTTATACAATGCTGTTTCTGGTGGTGGTTATGTTGCTTTGCTTCCTTACATAAAAGATTACTTGGCATTTTGCGTTAAATTTGAAATATTGCCAGATATAACATATAACACAACCTCGCAGGGTGTTGTAGATAATCTTGCAGACTTTACAAGCCCTGTTAGTGAAAAGAAACTAAATTACCTAAGACAAGAAACATACAAAAAAGCTGAAACATTTAAAAAGAAAATGGAGAAGTATTTGGATGACAACCATACTTTATATCCTGAATGGCATGGATGTGCAAATTGTGGGAGTGGTAAAAAAGGAGGTAGTGTTAGTAAAAGACATGGGATAATAACTTATTAAATATGAAACATCACAATAATTTAACAGACGACCAAATTCATTCACCTAAAGGGTTTGAACCTGCTAGTAATAGAAGTGTTATGACTAAAAACACAACAGGAGGTTTGGACTGGAAAAGAGCAAACTACACTAGCTCTACAACGGTTACATGTGTAGCAGATGTTGGAGGGAATCTTCATCACAGGTATTTTTGTTTATATAACAGCAATGATGTTGTCAAATATGCTGTGTATTTTAATATAACAGGGGGTGATGCTATGTCATTACCAACAGGATATGATATGGTATTAGAGATTGATGTTACCGCTTCAGGTTCTGGTTCAACAGCAGCTCAGGTTGGAGATGCGTTACAAGCTACTTTAAACGCACATGCTGACTTTACAGCTACTGATGATGACGCAGGAGTTGTTACTATAACTGGAACAACAAGCTCAACAGACCCTTTTAATGTGGGCACTGGTTTTACTATATCTACTGTTCAAACAAAACTAACAGATGAACTTTTATCTACAGATAGCACTGGGGATATTTCCTGGAGAGGTATGCCAGAAGGAACTGAGATTAAATCAACAGGAGAGACAGGAGGAACTAAGTTTTTGAGAGAAGATGGAGATGGCACTTGTTCTTGGCAAACAGTAAGTGCAGGGGGGGCTGGTGATATAACAGGTGTGTCTTTAGTTTCAGATTCAGGAACTATAAATCAACTAACAGGAAATGCAACTTTTAGTATTTTGGGAGGAACAGGAATAGATACTTCTGCTACAGGTTCTACTTTAACCATAAATAGCACTAAAATGTGTATGTCACAAAACATAGAAGGGTATGGTAGTATAACATCAGGTAATGAATATGGCTCAGGAAACGGACAGTATAATAACGAACATAAGTTTACCACAAATATAGGTACTGCACCGATTACAACTATAACTCCTAAGAACATGGTTAATTGTTCTCATTGGATTTCACCTGTAAGTGGCTTTGGAGTGAAAGGGTTTATGGGTTATGCGTGGGGAGCTTCAGGTACTTTTACTCTCAGATTATTAAGGGTAAATTTAGGTTGTCCTGTTCCTACTGAGGAATACCCTGCAACTTTAAATGTATGTGAATTAGCATCTACTAGTATAACATTGACAGGAAATACCACTCCTGTATGTTGGAATGTATCAGAATTTACTATTTGTGAGGGCTGGGAGTCAGCTTTAAGTGTAGGAGAGGTGTTATTGATTAGTGCATATACAGAGGATGAAAGTGTTAGCTTTGTTTTTAACAGCCAAATATATTTAGAAAAATAAATTGGACAATACTGAAAAATAAAAAAATAAAATAATAAATAATAATTAAATAACAACAATAAATGGCAACAACAGTAATAGACGCAAATTTAACGGTAACAATAACAGATAGCGTTACTCTTAATGGACAGACTTACGGTAATACTAACACTTTAACTGTAGCTAGTATTGATGAGGTTTACAGTAGAGTCGTAGAGATTCCTACTGGAGCTTTTACTAATATACTTCAGCTTGGTAGCACAGGACAAGGGGAGTTAGCAAAAGCGAATGTACAATACATTAGAGTAACAAATTTAGATGATACTAACCCTATTAATTTAAAAATGCTTAGTGATGATGGTGATGCAATGGTTGTGAAAGTTAAAGCTGGAAACTCTTTTATCTTAGGAGGAGCACAGTTTGACGCTGACAATGCAGACATATCAACAGGAGCTTTATCTTATGGAACTGCGTTCACAATGTCTGCGGAAGCAACAGTAGCAGCATGTGACATAGAGGTATTTGCAGCAACTATATAATGAAAAGGATAAGTCCTCATGTTAGCTACAAGGAGGGAGTTTATAGTGCAACAGCTTTAAGAAGAGGTTTGGATAACACTCCTAATGCAGAGCAACAAAAGTGCATGCACGAAATAGCTAATCATTTATTTGAACCTCTTAGAGAATGGGTTGGAGGTGCAATTAAAATAAATAGCTTTTTTAGAGGAGAACCTGTAAATACAGCTATCGGAGGTAGTAAATATTCTCAGCACATGAAGGGTCAAGCTATGGATTTAGATGACACTTATGGATATAAAACTAATGCAGAGATGTATCATTATATAAGAAAAAATTTAGATTTTGACCAATTAATATGGGAGTTTGGAGATAATGAGAATCCTAATTGGATTCATGTGAGCTGGGTTTCACATAGAAAAAACAGAAAAAAATTAACTATAGCTTATAGGGATAGTTATGGAAGGACAAGATATAAGAATGAAGCGGTACTAGAAGTTTAAAATAATTAATAACAAAAAAAAATTAAAAAAAATGGAAAAAGTATTTAAAATGGTAACAGGGTTTGTAGCAATGATGACAAACTTATTTTTAGCTATGATGTCTTTTGGTGTTATGGCAGAAGTTTTATTTGGAAT